TTCGGGGGCGGTTTACCAAGTTCGCGCAGAACTGGGACAATATCGCCCCTATGACCCCCACGAGCGACGCAACAACCATGACAACCCCTGCCGGCGCGGCCGCTCCGCGCGTGGGCTTCGTCTCCCTCGGGTGCCCGTAAGCAACTGAATATATACCGCTTCTGCCGCTATGAAAAAAGCCCGCCAGGGTTTCCGGGCGGGCTTTTTGTTGGTGTGGTGTAGCGTCTACTCGGGGGCATCAGCGGCACCTGGCTGGATGGGTTTGCTCAGGATGCGCAGGAAACCTTTACCCTGCAGGAAATTGCGGTAGCAGTTCACCGCGACGGCCTGGGCCTCGCGCGCCACGTCCTTGCCGGCGGCGATGACCTGGCCATCCTCGGTGATGATGGCCAGGCGCCCGGGCTTGCCGTTGATGCTGACGCTCAGGCCTTCATGGCTTACCGCGCTGATTTGCACGCCGGTGATGGCGCCTGTGGGCTGTGTGCCGATCATGCGTGCACCTCCTTGCGCTTTGGGTGGTAGGGGCTGGTTGCGCTGAGGTCCGTCTCAGCCTGCAGCATCTCGCCGCCGCTGCTCTGCGTTCGGGCGACAAGCCGGCGCGTCACTTCGTGGATCTCGCCTGCCGTGAGCTGCTGCAGCTGGTAGACGTGCAGATCAATCGCTGTCGTGAGCGCGTCCAGCTCGTAGAAGTGCACGGCGCTGGGGTGCCAAGCGCCAGCGGCCATGCCGCGAGCGTAGTAGGCATCGCACGCGGCCAGGGCGCTGTCGAAGTGCTCGGCAAGCCCCCGCACGATGCCGCCGCGCTCGATCTCCTGTGCGACCTGGATGGTGCTGTGCATGACCGTCGCGTGCACCTCGGTGGCCGTGCCGGCGCGGATCTGCGCGAAGCATTCACGCACAGGGTCGATGATCGATGCGACCTCTTCGCTGGTCAGCTTGGTGCCGTGGTGGTTGATCACGGCAAACGTGTCAGGGCGGCCAGCCCAGCGACTGCGGAATGGTTTGCGTCGGCTGCTCATGCCAGGCTCTCCAGTTCCTTGGTCTCAAAAATCGCGGCCTTGGCCATAGAGCCAGGCTTGCCCGCAAACTCCACTTTCCAGCCCTCGGCCGTCAGCGCGGCCACGGCTCCCTCTTGCCAGCGATGTGCGCTATCGGGGTTGAGCACACGCACGCGCTTGCCGACGATGGGGTCTGCTGTGTAGGGCTCCAGCTCCTCGGGTTCAAAGCCAGCGCGCTGGCCCACGCCGGCACCGAATTCCACGACCAGCGACAGATGGCCAGGCCGCACCACGCCCACGCGGCCGCACTCTTTGCGGGGTCTCCCCGTCGGGCCTTTGAGGCCGACTTTGACGCGCACCAGGTCACCGGCCGCGAACGTGGGTGCCTGGCTGGCGGCTGATTGATCTGCTGCCCCGGTGCCGGCGTCCGCACTGTCCTGGCCATCGTTAGCGGGGGCAGTCTGCGCGGGCGCAGACTGCTGCACGTCAGGGTTCACGGCCTGGTCAACTTCGGCGGCTGCGGAGGAGGGCGGCAGGCCCTGCGCAGCGTCAGCTGCGACTGGGCCTGCATCGTCGTTCTGTGCGGCTGCAGCCGCACCATGAATGGGTGCCTGCGCGTCAGCGACAGGCGCCCCCTCGTCGCTTTGCGCGGCTGCGGCCGCGCCTGATTCTTGGTCTTGGAGCGCGGCCGCGATAGCGGCCGAGGCTTCGGCGGCAGTCGTCTTCGGCACGTCGCTCGCACGCGCAGCGGGGGATTTTTTGGCTTTGCCCTTCGCGCGACTCTCGCCAGCGCGCGCAGCGGGATCAAGGGGTAGATCCGCCTTCGGAGCTGCAGATTCGGAGGCCTTCGCGGCTGCTTTCGCCTGGGCCTGTGCTTCGGCGGCGCGCTGATTGGCCTTGGTCTTGGCCTTGACGGCTGCGATGTCTACGCTCCAATGCGCAGCAACCAGGTGCAGGCCTTTGTTTGCGTCGGCGTCGTCATTGAGCCAGTGGCGGTATTCAACGTCTCCATACATCACCAGCAGCTGCAGCAGGTCGCCGGGCGCATCGTTGTCGGCGATGTGCTGCAAGAGGCCCTCTACGGGCGCAACCTTGCCCAGATCCAGCAGCTTGCACAGCTTCTTCGCGCGGTCCTGGCTGTAGGTTCTGGCAATGTTGCGGGCGCAGTAGCGCAGCAATTCATCGGACACCGGCGCGCCGCCAAGTTCGCTGAGCGCGGCCCAGGTTTCGGTGAGCACGTCCCAGCGCCATTGCGTTTCGTAATCGCTTTTTCGCTTCTGGTCGGCGGCATACTTGGCTTGCTGTTGCTCGCGTTGGGCTTCCTGCTGGATCTTCTCGGCAGCCTCTTCCTGCTGAGCCTCTTTGAGCAGTAGTTGTGCCTGGTCTGCTGTGATCACCGCGACAAGTTCGCCATTCTTGTGGGGATTGGCGATCAGGGTGGGCAGGATGCCCTGCCTTTCCATGGCTTTGCCGATCAATTTGCGCAGGGGCTTTTCGGTGGGGCTGTCGCGCTTGTCATCGAGGCGCAGATAGCCGGCCACTTCACCGGACCAGGCGCTTGGCATCAGGGTCTTGGCTTCGCGGCCTTCGATGATGTGCTGCCCGCGCTCTACCGCTGTGCGCTTGATGGCGATGGCGTGGGCTTCTTCTTTCTCGCGGTAGCACTTGGGGTCGGTGCACACGTCTGCACTGACATCCGTAAACAGGTCCGGATTGGCGCCGGTGCGTTTGGGGCAGGCCTTGCAGCTTCCTGCGGCCGGTAGCAGAGCCTCGTCCGTCATCTTGAACGGGGCACTGTGCAGATTGAGCATGTAGTTTTGCTGGACATGCTCGGCGCAGGAGCGATAGCTGGGGGTGTCGCCTCTGTAGTTGGTCTCCGCGCAGTAGCTCAGCGCCTTGAGCTGCAGCCCTTCGTCGGGAATGCGCGCGATCAACTGGCCTTTGCTGAAATCGATCTTGCCCTGGCGCAGTGCGTCGCGGCCTTCCTCGCACAGGTCGAGCACCTTCATCACGTTGAAAATATAGGTGCGGCTTTTGCCCACGTCCTTGGCGATTTCTTCGGCCGTGGTATTGCCCAGATCCAGCAGCTCGCGGTATCCCTCGGCCTCCTCCAGCTTGGTCACGTCTTCGCGCTGCAGGTTCTCGATCACGGCCGCGCGCAGTGCGTCGGCGTCCGACATCGGGCGAATCATCGCGGGGATCTCTGCCAGGCCAGCGATCTGGCTGGCGCGCCAACGGCGCTCGCCTGCGATCAACTCGTACTGTGCGCGCTCGCGCTTTTCGGCCTTGGCCCATGCCTGCTCATCGGCAATGCGCGCTTCCGGCAGCGGGCGCAGCAGGATGGGCTGATGCACGCCGGTGGCCTTGATGGAGTCGGCCAGTTCCTGCAGCTTTGCCGCGTCGAAGTGCTTGCGCGGGTTGCGCAGGCTGCGGGCGATGCTCAGGATGGGCACATTCATCATCAGTGCGCCGGCACCGGGCATGGGCAGGGCGGCTGTCGGGTTGTCGTTCGCGGTGGTCATGCTTTCTTCTCCGTGAGACGGGCCTTTGCTTCGACTGCGCATCGACGTGCGGACCAGCCAGGGTTTTGGCGCTGGATCTCTTGTGCCAACTTCTCGATTCCGGGGCGGCGTTGCTGGGCCTCCGTTGCTGCTCCGTAGTCGATCTTTGGACGCTTGACCAGGCCTGTGGAAATGAACGATCCCAGGTAGCCGCGCGCTGGCGGTGCATGGCGTGGCTTGGTCATGCTGCAAGGCCCTCTTGCTGTCCCTTGATGCCGCAGGCGCGGCGTGCCGCGTTGCGCACCTCGGCGCTGACGCTGTGGGCGAAGCCCTCGGGGTTGAACAGTTCGCGCACCAGGTCAACACAGGCGGCTGTGTCGGGATCGACCTTGGCGGTATCGAAGAGCACGCGGCGGCAAGACGGCTGCTTGGCGCCTTGCTGGACAAGTTCCAGCGCTGCCGCCTCCTGGGGTGCGAGGGGCGCGCCCGGGCGGGGTGCCTGCAGGTTGGTTTCGATCTGGACTTCGCCAGGGCCGACGAGTGAAACAGCGATCACGATGGGATTAGCCATGAGCGGCCTCCAGGAGTTGCAGTTGGGTTTGATCGGGGGCGGGTTCGCGCAGCGGCTGGATGGCCTGGCAGTGGCCCAGCGTTGTGCGGATCTGATGGATGGGCGCAGTGACGGACACGCGCATGCCACGCTTGAGCGTCTTTGCGTATTGCTGGGCTTGCGGCCGCAGGTTGGGCGGATACACCAGCTCGGCTTTGACGGGCAGTTGGCCGGGGCCGTCGCTATCGAAGATGGCGACGAGCACGGGCATGGGGGTGCTGTCCGGGCCTTGCGGCAGCGTGCGCACCTCGACGTCTTGCACCAGGGTGCCGGTGATCTGGATCAGAGCCATGGCGTGCCCCCGAAGTGGATGGCGGCTGCGATGGCGGGTGGCGCGACGATGCAGAGCACTGCAACCAGTGCGAGCACGACGACCACCGCCCAGCGGGTGGCTGCACGGCGCATGGCGCGGCGTGGACGGTGCGGGCCGTCCATCTGGATGGGAGGGCGGCTCATCGCGCGACCCTCGCGCTGATGGGGTGTCCGTGGCCGAAGAGGGCCATTGCGCGGGCGATGGCATCAGCGGCGCCGGTCGCGCGGATCGTGTGGCGCGTGCGGCCGCATGTGACGGTGTAGAGGGCCATCACTCGCCCCTTGCGTCGTCAGTCAGCTCAATGCCGGCCAAGCCAGGGATGCACATCAGCACGTCGATGAGGTGGCTGTCCGGTGGTGGGATATCCAGAGCCATGTAAGCGGCGCCTGCTGCTCTGAGGATGCCCTGCTGCACTCGGGCCTGCGCTGCCATGCACATGGCGTCCAAATCGAGCGCAGGGCGATCCTCTGGCCTCGAATCTTGAATGGACAGTGCAATCACGTCGCGCCAGAAACCCGCGCTTGAGCAATCGTGTCCGAGGGCAATGCACGATGCCTGAGTGCAGACGTATGCACTGGCTGCGGTGCTTGGTTTCAGTTGATTCATACACAGCACTCCATGCCTACTTGCTTCAAGCAGGCGAAAAAAACCCGCCTGGTGGGGCGGGCTGTACAGAGAATGGTGTGTATGAGGCTCGGCTAAGGGCCGTCTATCTTGGTTCCATCCGCGAGAACTATGGTCCGAACGGTAAAGGTCGCTTTGTACTTGCCCTCGGGGAGATCTCGCAAAGCTACATGCGCGGACTCGAATTGGATCATGTCTCTGCTGCCGGTCCACTTGATGGAGGCGCCGATGGGAACCGTCTCAAGCATCGCCACGGGTTGAGTGGCTACTCGGTTTCCGAACAGGTCTACAAAACTCAAGACTCCTTCTATGCCCGAAATCGGCTGTTGAGCGAGGTTCTCGATTGAAAGGGTGAAGAGCTGCTGATCTGTCATCCTGCCTTGCTCTGGGGCGGCAGGAAGTGTTGACTTGGACAGGAAGGAGATCCTTGCAACCTTGTCGGTTTTGCTCTCCGTGAGGCTTTCGATCTTTTGGGGCTGGGCCTTGTGCATCTCCAGCACCTTGCGGGCGGTTTGTCCCGTAGGAATCTTCTGGCCGTCAAGTGCAGATCCAACGATGTAGGTCGTGACAACCTCGCGTTCCTGGGGGCTGAGCTTGGGCAGGACCTCCTCAAGGTACGTGTGCTGCTCTTTTTCCGCTACTGGTATTTCTGCGTCCAGGGGGTTGGAGCAGCCAGCGAACAGCAAGGCTGCCGCAACAAGCAGGGCATTGGTTTGTCGTATGGGCATGCGTCCTCCGCAGTTGGCACCCTCCCATGGTAGCCAAGCCCTATACACACCATTCTCTTTTTAACGATCCGGGGCTACCCCGGTCGATGCGGTGGCGCCCGCCTGAGTGATCTCTCAGGCAGGCGAATTACAAATCAATTTGTTGCCTGTGTCAACAAGGCAATTTGTAGATCAGGGCAGCTTGCCGAACGATGCATCTACAACAATGCCGCCGAACGTGTCGCCGGGACGCATCTCTATGTACTTGTGCGGCCAGTCTGGATTCAGAGCTTCAAGGTAGGGCTTCCCATCAACCAAGGTGTACCGCTTGAAGGTTGCCTCGTTGTCTGCATCGCGGCGGGCAATCACAAACTGTCCAGGTGTGGGGTCTTTGTCGGGGTTAACGAAAAGAAGCATTCCTTCAGGGAACGAATAGCGTCCCTGGGGATTTGTCATGGACTCGCCGCGTACCCGCAAAACGTACCCCCTTGGCCCGAGATTGTGTGGGCTCATGTACCACTGCTCTGCCTGGTAGGGGGTGAAGGCCTCGCAGTTGCCGTTCCAGACGCCGGCTTGCACCCATGTGATCAACGGGTACAGGATGCCGCGATTTACGTCCGGGCCGGGCTCAACGTTTGACTGCGTTTGTAGGTCAGTAGGTTCTCCCAGGCCTGTGGCGAGCCACACAGCGTTCACTCCCAGCGCCTCGGCAATTTTCACCAAGTGCTTGCTGCCAGTGGCGTTGTTGCGTGGGTCGAGCAGGTACTGCACTGCTTGCGGCTTGATACCCACGGCTCTCGCAAGTTCGCTTTGGCTGGGCATCTTGGCGATCTCCATGGCAAGGCGTATTCGTTCGGCAAGTTGTGGGTAGGTCAGGGACATGGGCTGATGCTACAAATTTCTTTGTTTTGTTGGTTGCAAAATTCTTTGTAGTAAGATACAAAGCAGCTTGTTATGACCCAACAAATTGCTTTGAACCCACACGATGCGCTGCTCGCTGCTATCAAAAAGGCGGGCGGCCAAGCAGCCCTAGCTCGATTGATTGGCAAGAAGCAAGGGCATGTGTCCTATTGGCTGGACTCTGGCAACGGCGTCCCCGCTGAGTACTGCCCTCTGATCGAAGAGAGCACAGGTGTTCTCTGTGAGCAGTTGAGGCCGCGAGTGCGCTGGGATGTCCTGCTGCGCCGTGGTGCTCAAGCGGCGGGAGATACGGGTGCATAGCTTTTCTTCCCTCTCCAGCAACTCGGCGACGCCGCCCGGGATTTGTCTCCTTCCCCAACTTGGTGTTGCACACGCGGGAAGGCGTGTGCGGCTTGCGTTGCTTGCTGGAGTGGGTCTTTCTTTTCGTCATGCCCGCAGTGTCTTGGACACGGTTCGCGGGCGCCATCCTGATATTTCCAGCACTCAAGGGGAACGGCCATGACGTGCCGCTATTCCGGCGCCGACTGGCGCGACGTTTTCTACAACGCGATCCGAAGCGCTGACGGTGGCGTGGTCGCAGCTGCAAAGTTCCTGACCGAGCGCCGAGAGCGGTTTATCCATGCCGAGGACTTGCGCCGCCGCCTGCGTGGTGCAGATGGCGAATCTCTGAGCACGGAGATGCTTGAGCTGCTGTCCGAATGGCTGCTGGATCGACGGGAGCCCGGGGCGCTGCGATGGCTGCAGGTCTTCAACGCTCGCTTCGGCATGGCTGCCGCACATCTGCCGCCACCGCCCGAAGGCGGTTGGGCCTGTGAGGCTACCGCGATCCAAAAAAAGATCATGCAGATCACGGCCGAAAACGGCCTCTTGGCAAACATCGGCATGCGTGTCACTGAGGACAAGCGCCTGGACGATCAAGAGTGCGATGAGCTGGAGGCCCAGTGCATGCAGATCATCGAGTTGGTGTTTCGCCTGCGCCGCAATGCCCGCCGCGCTGCTGGCCGGTCGGAGGACTTCACATGAGGCCGGCCGGTGAAGTAAGCACCACGCTGCTGCATGTGGTGGAGAGCCTTTGGACACCGGAGCGCGGTCCAACGCTTAGCGAGATTTCAGCTGCGGCTGCTGTCGCTGGTGTCGCGGTATCTGCGGCCCGCACCACGGTGGCCAACATGAAGCGCTATGGCCGCCTGGTCATTTGCGGGGAGCGCAAGGTGCCAGGCCGCAACAGGCCAGCAGCCGAGTATGGCCTGCCCCAACCAATTTCAAAAACCGCCGCGAACGATGCGGCTTTCGGCCTGGCACAGGCCATTCAACTTTGGGGGTAGTTCTCTGATGGGTTCGTTGCATGTCGTCGGTGTTGGGGACGCCGATGTGATGTTTTCGTGGGTGCGTGGAGGCCGCTATGTCTGACGAAAAGCCAGCATTGCCCGCCGCACCGGTCCCGGTGTGGGACAGCATTCCCGCTGAGCTTGCGCAGCGTCAGCAATGGGTGCTGTGGAAGTTTGAATGGGATGCCCGTCGCTCGGCATGGCTCAAGGTGCCGTACTACGTGGGCGGAGGCCGTCGCTCCGGCGATCAGGGCAGCGACAGGGACCGCCAGCGGCTTGCAACACTGCCTGTAGTTCGTGCAGCCTTCGAGCGCAAGCAGGCACTTGCGGATGCGTGGAGCGGGATCGGCTTCGGCTTCCTGCCGGGCGATGGCCTGATTGGCATCGACCTGGACAAGCATGTAGACCCAGCCACCGGGGAGATGTCTGAGCGCTGCAAAAAGATCATTGCGGCCTTCCACACGTTCACAGAAATTTCACCCAGCGGCACAGGCGTGCATCTGTACCTGCAGGGGCACACCCAGACGGCCAAGAGCAATGACATCGGCGTGGAGATGTTTTGCGAGCGGCAGTATTTCACGGTCACGGGCAGGCATGTGGCGGGCACGCCCTTGGAGGTGTCGCAGGCCGATGAATCGGCGATCCGCCGCATGCACGCCACGATTCAGGAGGCGAAGGAAAAGCGACAGGCGCCTGCATCTCCCCCGCCTTCCCGGCCAGCGCAGCAGGCCGCAGGGGTCGGTGAGGGCCGCAATGATTTTGCTCATGTCAACGAGCAGGCGATGCGTGCCTTGCACGTCTGGGTGCCTGCCCTGTTTGGCGGGCGTGAGCAAAGGAGCCCGAAGGGCTATCGCATCACATCCAAAGCGCTGGGCCGAGACCTTCAGGAGGACATCTCCATCCATGCCGATGGCCTGGACGATGGAATCATGGATTGGGGTGTGGCGGATATGGGCGATGCGCGCGGAGGCCGCCGCTCGCCCATTGATCTTGTGATGGAGTGGGGTCCGGGTACGTCCAAGCCTGCCGAGGCCTTGAAGTGGCTCGCTGGCGTGCTGGGCATCGTGCTCCAGCCGCCAAAACCAAATCGCGCGAACGAGCGTGCTCCCGCTGGGGGGGATGCTGTTGCGCCAAGTGCTGCTGAGACTGCTGCTGGGGACGGCGGCGATGCCGACAAGCCCAAGAAGGGCAAGCGCAAGCCGAGTCATGACGGCGAGTTGACGGCGCTCTATGACAAGCTGGTGTGGGGCAAAAACTCATACATGGACTGCCGTCCCAACGTGATGTATTGCCTTCAGCTGGACCCAGCCCTGGCAGGCCTGGCCCGATACAACACCTTCACGATGGCCGTAGACCGCAGCCGCGAGGCGCCATGGGGACGGGAGGCGGGCGCCTGGGATGAAGAGGACGACATGATGCTGGGCGAGTATCTGCTGCAGTCGCACTCGCTCAACATCAACTCCAAGGGCACGCTGCGGGATGGTGCTGTCATGGCTGCCCTGCAGGACAAGTACAACCCGATTGAGGATCTGATCCGTTCCGAGACATGGGACGGTGAGCAGCGGCTTGAGCACTGGCTTACCAAGGTGTACGGCATCGAGGAGCGGCCCTATACGCGCCTCATCGGCAAGTGTTTCATGATGGGCCTGGTCAACCGCGCCATCAACCCGGGCTGCAAGTTCGACTACATGCTGATCCTCAAGGGGGATCAGGGCCTCAAGAAGTCATCGGCCTGGCGTGCACTGGCCTACCCGTATTTCACGGACAACGCGATCCGAGTGGGCGACAAGGACAGCCAGCTGGCCCAGCAGATGGCCTGGATCGTGGAGTCGGCCGAGCTGGAATCTCTCAACAAGGCCGAGTCAACGGCGATCAAGCAATACCTCTCAGCACAAGAGGACTGGTTCCGCCCGCCGTATGGCGCGCAGATGGTCAAGTCCAAGCGCCATTTCGTCAATGTGGGCACCACGAATGCCGACACGTTCCTGCGTGATGCCACGGGTGATCGCCGCTTTTGGCCGCTGGAGGTGCACCAGGTCAACGCGGACGCATTGATCGAGATGCGCGGCCAATTGCTGGCTGAGGCGCTGCATCGGCTTAATACCGGCGAGCGCTATTGGCCGGACAGGGATGAGGAAAAGACCTTGATCTTTCCTGAGCAGGAGCCTTTCAAGCGGTCCGATCCATGGGAAGACCTGTTGGATGCCTATGTCAACGGCAACGATGGCCTGCACGTCAACGATCCCGCGCCGTTGCGGCGCCAGTTCTTCCCGCGCACCGAGCTGTACCAGGTGCTGCAGATCAAGCCCGACAGGGTGGACAACGCGGGCCAGATGGACACGCGGATCAGCAATGCAATGAAGTCGCTGGGCTTCAAGGTGCACAGGGAAAGCACCGGCCTGCGCAAGCGCGGTTTTCTCCGGCAGCCCAAGGATGTGGTCACTCCTGTGCTGGCGGCCGCTCCTGCTGCTCAGGAAGCCCCTCAGTGGCCGTATGACGCTCCGGGGGAGAGTGATGACCTCCCGATCTGATTTCAACGCTGTGGAGCACAGCGGGATGCCTTGCGGGCTGGTCACGCCCCGGCTGGGTGGATGCGTCTGCATCCGCGTTGCCGGTCCTGTCGCCACCGCCGTCCTGCCGTCCACCGGTCGTCCACCCCGGGGTGGACGGCGTAAGTGCTTGATTTTACTTGGTGAATCGGCGATCCGTCCACCCGTCCACTGCCGCGTGCAGACGTGTGCACATGGGCGCGTGTGCGGACAGGCGGGCGCGTGTCTGCGCGCTCGCGTGCGGGCCGTCTTTTATTTTTTTCTGTGGTCGGGATGGACAGATGGACGGATTGAGGATTGGCGCGGGTTTGCGCCGTCCTCCCCTCGTCCACCCGTCGTCCATGCCGTTGATCTGTTGGGGAGTTGGGAATGAACAAACCAGCCAGCTTGAGGGACCGGATGCCGGAGACGGCGGATTGGGTGGATCAGAAGCGTATCGAGTGGGGCAGGGACTACGTGGACCAGTGCATCCGCCGATCCTTGCGCGGCGAGCCGGGGTGGTTCTACGCGATGGAGAACGGCAAGGTGCTCGGCACGCCCTGGCCCATGGATGCCCTGGCGCCATTGGTCGGCAGCGGCACCCGCACAGTGGCACAGCTGCAGGCTGCTGCGGTGCTTCTGGGCGTTGGCTTCGCTGGGTTCATGCGTGAGCCGAAAGGGAATGCCCATGGCGCGCATTGAGCGAATCAGGCAGCGGCTGGAGAATTGGGCCCTGTGGAGATCCAGACTCGATAGCAACAGCCTTGGGTATCACACGGTCAACGTGCTGGCGGTGGATGTCTGGGGACGCAACAGCTACAACGGCAGCCAGATTCCGCACGTCGAGCAGGAAGCAGAGGAGACAGACCGGGCTGTGCAGGAAATGGGGCAGGCAAAGAGCCACCTCCGTGCAACGGTTTGCGACTACTACTTGCGAGATCTGGGTGTTTCGGAGATTGCCCGCAACATTGGCAAGGGGCCGAGCACTATCCATGCCCAACTTGGCCAGGCCGACCAGTTCATCGACCGCTGGCTGCAGGAGCAGCAGCGCATCAGGGAAGAGCGCGAGGCGCTGGCCCGTGGCCGTGAGTACATGCGGCGCGCGGGGAGTTTTACAACATAGAGAGTTGGGCTACATTTGCGGCAAGCTAGTGCTCAGTGACCCCAACCACTGGACACATGCCAGCCCCGCCCGGTGCAGACCCGGCGGGGCTTTTCTTTGGGCTCCATCGGGCAGCAAGCCCCGGTGTCCCATGACTCGCTGAGGTACGAGTGATAAAGACCAACCGGCGGCACAGAGGTGGAGCAACGCCGGGCCTCCCCATTACCGCGATGCCTGGAGCGCTAGGGGCCGCGTGTCTGGGTGAACGACACGGCGTGCTATCTTGGGAATCGTGCGCGCGAACCTCGACGGCTGACCCATCAGCGCCGGACCCGTAACCGGCCAATCTTCAGGAGACATCGCCGTGCCATCAGCTGCCCCGCGTCCGTGCTCGCATCCGGGCTGTGGCGTGCTGGTCCGTGATGGCACGGGCCGGTGTCCAAAGCATCCCAAACAGTCCTGGGCAAAGAAGCCCACAGCCGCCAAGCGCGTGACGGGCCGCAAGCTCCAGCAGTTGCGCAAGGAACTGTTTGAACGTGAGCCGCTGTGCCGTCCCTGTTACCGCAAGGGCATCGTGACCCTTGCGACCCAGCGGGACCATGAGATCCCGTTGGAGGAAGGCGGCACGGATACCAAAGACAACGAGCAACCCATTTGCGCCGACTGTCATGACGAAAAGTCAAAGGCTGAGCGGGCGCGTGGGGTGCGGCGTGCGTGGGCTGGATATCGGGAGGGGTGAGCCCGCCCGAGGGTGGGCCGGCCGGGCCAGGGGCGCCCGGTCGGCCGATGGGGGGCTGAGGCAGGGCCGAGGGGGGTAGGGGGTGTCCGAAGTTTCGGCCCTTTTGTGTGGAAACCGACCGCTCCGTGGAATTTTTGCACGCGCAGGTTTCAGGGGGTGGGGGGGTAGGAGGTAGACCATGGGACGACGAGGCCCGGCCGCGAAGCCGGTAGAGCTGAAAGTGCTTGAAGGCAACCGGGGCAAGCGCCCGATGTCGGTGAACCTGGACAGCACCTTCCGGCCAGAGGCGGGAATGCCGCCAGTGCCGAAGGGCCTGAGCCCTGGAGCGCGCAAGGTGTGGAAGCGCCTCGGCGCGGAGCTGCTCCGCTACAACCTGATATCGGTTGTGTATTCGGACATCTTCGAGGAGCTGTGCGAGACCGTTTCCGATGTGAAGGAACTGCGCCATTCGCTGCGCGCCCGCCAGAACCTGCTGCGGGCCGAAGGCAAAGACCCGATGGGTGCATTCGAGGTGACCAGCCCAAACGGGATGCCTATGCAGCACCCTCGTTACCAGATCCTCAAAAGTGAACGGCAAATGATGCTGTCGCTGCTGGCCAAGTTCGGCCTGAGCCCGGCCGAGCAGGCCAATGTGACAACCGCCATCCGTGCGCAGCTGCAGCTCTTCGAGGGCGATGCACCGAAGGATGAGCAATCCCCGGCTGCGCCCGCTGCCGCCCCGGCCTCTCCGCGAGGGTTCACCGACTTCGATTAGCTGCCATGACCCGACCTCAAGCCGAGTATTTCGAGCGCGCCAAGGCCTACGCCAGGCGCGTGACCGAAGGGCAGGAGGTCGCGGGCAAGTATGAGCGGCTGGCCTGCAAGCGGTTCCTGCGGGATCTGGATCGCCAGGGCACGGAAGGTTTCCCGTATGTGGTGGACGTGCGCCTGGGTGGCCGGGCCTGCCAGTTCCAAGAGCTGCTCTGCCACATCAAGGGCGAGTGGGCCAAGCCAGTCTATGAAGACGGGATGGTGCGCTACGCGAAGATCCGCCTGGAGGACTGGCAGATTTTCTGTGAGTTCAACCTGTTCGGCTGGGTGCACGCGAGCACCAGGCTGCGCCGGTTTCGCCGCAGCTACGAAGAGGTGGCGCGCAAGAATGCGAAGAGCACGCGCGCTGCTGGCCGTTGCCTGTACCTCGCCTTTGCGGACGATGAGCCCGGCGCGCAGGTCTACAGCGCAGCGACGACGGGCGAGCAGGCCCGCGAAGTGTTCGACACGGCGCGCGAAATGGTGCTGCGTGACAGCGAGTTCCGCGAGCGCTTCGGCGTCACGGTGGGCCGCCACGACATCAGCTGCCCGAGCACGGCCAGCAGCTTCAAGATCCTGAATGCCGAAGCCAGCACGCAGGACGGCTTGAACGTGCACGGCGCCGCCGTGGATGAGGTGCATGCGCACAAGAAGCGCGACCTGTGGGATGTGATCGAGTCGGCAGACGGTGCCCGCAGTCAGCCGCTCATCTCGGCCATCACCACGGCCGGCAAGGACACTGGCGGCATCTGCTTCGAGCTGCGCAGCTACACCATCAAGGTGCTGGAGGGAACGCACGTCGATGAGACGTGGTTCGGGGTGATCTACACCATCGACGATGGCGACGATTGGAAAGATCCAAAGGTCTGGCGCAAGGCGAATCCGAACCTGGGCATCAGCGCCAAGGTGGACAAGCTGGAGGCCACGAAAACCAAGGCGCTGGCGACACCCAGCAGCCGGGGCAACTTTCTGACCAAGCACCTGAACGTGTGGACCAATGCCGGCACCAACTGGATGGACATGGAGGCGTGGAATGCCTGCGCGGACCTCAAGCTGCGCGAGGAGGATTTCACCGACGAGGAGTGCTACGCGGCTTCCGACCTGGCAGAAAAAAACGACTTCGCGGCCAAGGTCAAGATCTTCCGGCGCGGCGAAATGTGGTTCGTGTGCACACGTCTGTACTACAACCAGGTTGCGGTTCAGGAGAGCAAGACCGCGCAGTTGTCGGGCTGGGTGGAGGAAGGATGGATCAAGGTCAGCCCTGGCAACCTGACCGATTTCGACATGATCGCGGAAGACCTCAAGGCCGACCGCGACATGCACGACCTGAAAGAAGCCGCATACGACCCGGCGCTTTCCAGCTACTGGGCGCGCAAGCTGATCGATGAGGGCCTGCCCATGGTCGAGATCACGCAGCGCAGCCTGTTTTTTACGCAGCCCCTGCAGGAGCTGGAAGCCCTGGTGCTGGCCGGCAAGGTGCGCCATGACGGCAATCCCTGCATGAGCTGGATGGTCAGCAACCTGGTAGTGCTGACCAGCAAATACAACGAGCTGAAAAGCCCGACCAAGAACCGCAAGGAAGACAAGATCGACGGCGCCATTGCCATGCTGATGGCGTTCGGCCGTGCCTTGGCTCTTGCGGAACCTCAAACCGACAAGCGCCAGAAAGCCAAGGCTTTCTGGGCGTCATTTGCAGAAGCGAACAGCACATGAGCCCAATCCGAAAAGCGGTGCTCGGGGCGATGGCCTGGGCGCTCAAGGGCACCGACCTGACCCTGACCAACCCGCAGGGCTGGAATGTCTTGGGCGTAGGTCCGACCTGGGCAAAGGTGCCCGTGGGCGAGTTGACGCAGTTGAAGATCACTGCGTCATGGTCTGCGATCCGGCTGATTGCCGAGACCGTGGGCACCATCCCGCTGCACCTGTACCGCACCACACAGAAGGGGCGGGAGCGTGCCAAGGATGACGCGCGCTACACGCTGGTGCACGACCAGCCCTGTGACTACATGACGGCCCCCGAGTGGAAGGAAGCCATGGTGGTGAGCCTCGCCACCATGGGCCAGTCCTACAACCCGGTGGACCGCATGGAGTCCACGGGGCGCATCCTGCAGATCCAGCCGGTGCACAAGTCCCGAGTACAGCCCGAGGTGCAGCAGGACGGGTCAATCGTCTACTGGCTCACCGACCGCCAGGGCCGGCGCATCAAGCGCAGGCGCGAGGACGTGATGCCCATCCGGGGCTTCGGCGGTGTGGGCGATCTGGAGGGCTATGCCCCGCACCAACTGCACAGCAACAGCCTGGCCCTGGCCGTGGCGCTGGAAAAGTATGCGGCCGAGTTCTTCGGCAGCGGTGGCCGGCCCCAAGGCATCTTGAAGACCACGGCGGACTTTGGCGAACAGCAGCGCGATCAGATCCGCGCGGGCTTCGCGCAGTACCTCAAGGAGTCGCGGGACAAGGGCGAGCTGCCGGTGCTGGACGGTGAGACCGACTATCTGGCCATCAGCACCCCGAACAACGATGCGCAGTTCATCGAGTCGCGCAAGCTGCAGATTGCCGAGGCGGCGCGCATCTACCGCGTGCCCCTGCACATGCTGATGGAAATGGACAAGGCCAGCTATGCCAACACGGAGCAGGCCAACAAGCATTTCCTGGACTACACGCTGATGGCGTACCTGGTGCGGATTGAGGCCGGGCTCAACAGCAGTCTGCTGACGCCCGCCGAGCGCCGCGCCGGCATGTATTTCCAGTTCGATGTCCGTGGCCTGCTGCGCGGCGACAGCACTCAGCGCGGCGAGTACTACGTGAAGCTGCGCACGGCCGGTGCCATCACGCAAAACGAGATCCGCGAGCTGGAGGACATGCCGCTCATCGACGGCGCAGACGACTTGCATGTGCCTCTCAACATGGCCCCCTCGGATCTTCTGGGGGAGATCCTGACCCGAAACAAAGGAGGCGCCTGATGGACCGCCTGACCGCACCGATTGAAATCAAGGAAGCCAAGGCAGACGGCACGTTCACCGGCTATGCCGCCGTTTTCAACAACGTGGATCTTGGCCGGGACGTGATCATGCCCGGCGCATTCCGCGCGATGAAGGAAACGCGCGACGGCAAGGTACGCATTGCCATGAACCACGACCTTAAGCGCTTGGCCGGCAAAGCCAAGTGCACGCAGGACGAACACGGCCTGAGGGTCGATGGCCAGCTCACTTTGGGTGTCAGCTATGTGCAGGACGCCTACGAGTTGATGAAGGCCGGCGTGCTCGATGGCCTGTCCGTGGGCTTCGACATCGTGCCAGGTGGTGCTACCTGGGAAGAGCGCGATGGCGACTACGTGCGAATCATCAAGGACGCGGTGCTCTGGGAATTTTCCCTGGTGCCGTTCGGCATGAACCCGGAAGCGCTGGTGGAGACCGTCAAGGCCGCCACCACGATTCGAGATTTCGAGGCGCAGCTGCGTGGCCTCGGATACAGCCAGCGCGAGGCCAAGGCCTTGGCTGCTGGCGGCTTTCAGTCGCTGGGCCGCCGGGACGGCGACCCGGACAGCGAGACGCTGGCAGACAACCTCAAGCAACTCACGCACGCCTTTACCTGGAACTGAAAACATGCACTGCATTACCCGAAAGCGCGTCACTTACGCATTCCTCGCCATCCTGGCGATCCTGGCCCTTGCCAGCGCGATGGGCGCTCCCATCGTTGCGCCCGATGCCTGGGCCGGCCTCGCTGCCGCTGGCGCCCTGCCTGTAGCCCTCACGGGCGAGGTGGGCGGCGATATCCGTAAGGCTATCGACCAACTGACGGATACCGCGAAGGCGGCCAAAGAAACCGTTGAGCAAGTCCGCAAGGCACATACCGAACTGGACGGCAAGGTGTCCAAGCTGCACGACGAGATGAAATCCGGCATGGTCGATGCCACCACCAAGGCCGCGTTTCAGGATGCTGTCCAGAAGGTGGACAAGGTCGAGAAGGCTTTGGAAAAGGTCAACGACGAAGTGGCCGAGATCGCCAAGAAGGCCGCCAACCTGCTGGGCGGTGGCGGCGACCAGAAAAAGAGCCTGGGCCAGATCGTGGGCGAGTCCGAAGTTTGCAAGAGCTATCGCGGTGGCGTGGCCGAGCTGGCAACGATGAATGCGCCCCTGTTCGGCAAGGCCGCGATCACCAGCGGCCCGGCAAGCGCCGGTGCGCTGATCCTGCCGCACCAGGCTGGAATCGTCATGGGGCCTGATATGGCACTGACGGTGCGCGATCTGTTCATGGCCGTGAGCATCGCTACAAACTCCGTCGAGTGGGTGCAGGAAAAGCTCTTCACGAACAATGCCGGCTCTCGCAATGGCGAAGGCAACGCGCTGCCCGAATCCGGCCTGACGTTCGAGAAGAAAAGCTCGCCTGTCGAAAACATCGGCCACTGGATTCCCGCCAGCCGCCAGGTGCTGGCCGACGCGCCGCAGCTGCAGGGCCTGGTCGATGGCCGCATGCGCCAGGGCCTGAAGATCAAGGAAGACGCGCAGCTGCTGTTCGGTGACGGCACCAATGGCAACCTGCTGGGCCTGACGCCCCAAGCGGTGGCATTCAGCGCTACCGGCATGCCTGCCGTGCCCTCGGGTGGTCCGGCTCATACCAAGCTGGACTATCTGCGCTGGGCCTTCCTGCAGGTTGCCAAGGCGCAGTATCCGGCCACCTTCGCGGTGCTGAGCCTGGAAGACTGGGCACTGATCCAGATGATGAAGACCAACGACGGCGCCTACATCTTCGGCACGCCCACGGATGGCGCCGCGCCGCGCGTGTGGGGCAAGACCGTGGTGGAGAGCCATGCCATGGCGGCCGACGACTTCCTGGCCGGCAGCGGCTTCGCGGCAACGATCTATGACCGTGAGGAGGTCAGCGTGCGCGTGGCCGAGCAGCATGCGGACTTTGCGATCAAGGGCATGGTGGCCCTGATCGTGGAAGAGCGCCTCGGCTTCACGGTGGAGCGCCCCTCTGCCATCGTTGCGGGCCAGTTCCCCGCGCCGTAAACGTCCCCTCAACCCTCGGCCAAACGCCAGCCTTCGCGCTGGCGTTTGGCATTTCTGGACTGGAGAGAAGACATGGAAGTAGCAAAGACATTCGAGCGCGACGGCAAGCGCTACCGCCCGGGCGACCCGTTGCCCGAGGGCCTGGACGCCGTCACCCTCGCGCACTACAAGCGCCACGGCATGGTCCGCGAACCTCGCGCCAAGACGCCAGGCCCGGTCGAGAAAAAGCCCGCTGGCCCTGCCAGCCCGGCGCAGTCCCCGAACCCTCGCCGCAACAGCTCGCCCAAGCCGGCGAATACGGCAGGCCTGCAAGCGGCAGGGCAGGGGGCTGCAGCAGATGCCGCGCCGCCGGCGCCGCTTCCTCCCACTGATCCCACGCCGCCGGCAGATCAGCCGGCCGCCGCTGGCGACGGCGTGGCGACTGGCGAGGCGGCGGGCACGCAAGAGGGCGGAGCCGCACCAGTGGATGCAGCTGCAGCTCAAGAGCCCGCCAAGGAGTGAGCATGCCCAAGCCGCTGGTAAGCCTGGAGCAGGCAAAGGAACATCTCAGGGTGGTGTCCAGCCTGGAAGATGCTGACATTCAGCTCAAGCTGTCAGCGGCAACGGGAATGGCTGTCAGCTACCTGGACCGAGGGGTTTTCGCAGACCAGGCGGATCTTGATGAGGCCTTGGCTGCAGACACAGCCGGCCCGCTGCCAATGGTGTGCACGGACATGGTTCGCGCGGGCATCCTGCTGATTCTGGGCGACCTGTATACCAACCGTGAGGAGGTGGTCACAGGGACCATCGCTACTCGCTTACCCACGGGGGCCCGCGCATGTTTGCGGCCGCTGCGGCGCATGGGGTGCTGACATGCAGGCCGGCAAGCTCAATGAGCGGATCACTCTGCAGCGCCTGGACATGGGCCAGGACAGCAGCGGCGGCATGGTGCGGCAGTGGGTGGATCTGGCAAAGGATCTGCCCGCCAGCCGGCGCGATTTCTCGGGTTCGGAGCGCCCCGCCACCGGCGTCGCTGGTGGCATCGTGGCAGTGGCCCGTACCGAGTTCACGATTCGCTGGATGCCCGGTATCGACACCACCATGCGGGTGCTGCATGAGGGCGAGTGTCACAACATCCAGCACGTCAACAACTTCGCAGGCCGGCGCGAATCGCTGATCCTGACCTGTGAAACGGGGGTCAACGATGGCTGACAAACCCGAGATCACAGGTGTGCCCGACCTGACTGCAGCCTTCCGCGAAGTCCGCGAGGACATGGCGCAAAAGGTCTCGCGCCGCATGGTGGTCGCTGGCGGCAAGGTGATCACCAACCGTGCCAAAGCGATTGCCAAGGCAAACGGATCGGTGATCACCGGCGCCATGGTCGAAAACATCGCTATCAAGCGCGAGCCCAACGCCCCGGACGGAACGGCGCAGTACCACATCGGTGTGCGTCACGGCCGCGACCAGACCAAGCGCGTACAGGCCAAGGGGCAAAAGCGCCTGGTCGTGAGCCGGGGTCGCATCAAGGTTCGGCGTGACAACGACCCGTTCTATTGGCGCTGGGTCGAGACTGGCCGCCGGGTGGTGCCTGCATCGGTCAAGTCTGGCGTCACGACATACACGCAGCGGCTTCGCAATGGCCGCGTGGTAGTGCGCACGCGCAAGTATGAGGCCACAAGCCTGCGAGCGCGCCGGCGGGCTGCCTCGCAGGGCGTGGTCGGCCGCAAGCCGTTCATTGAGCCCGCGCTGCAGCAGGAGCGTGACAACGCCATCACGGCCATGGACCAGGCGCTGCAGCGCTACCTGGCCAGCGAAAGAAAGAAGGGAGGCGCATGACTGCAGGCCCGAGCATCCATCAGCGTCTGCTGCCTGCTCTCAAAGCGGTGCTGGCCAATACCTGGTGGCTTGAGCTGCCGGCCCGCCCGACTTGGCCAGCGGCTGTTTTCAGCGTCGAGACGGCACCGGAGCCCGGATGGTGCGCCGGCGGCGGCTACGACGCACACGACGCCACGGTGATCGTGCTCAGCCGCAGCGCGGTCGAGCTGGACACCCTGCTGCCGACCAGCGGCGGCGGCAGCGTTCGCGCGGCTGTCGAGGCCATGGAGCACTACCAATGGGAAGTGGGCTGCGAGGACGCGGACTATGAGGATGACCCTCAGGTCTACGCCCGCGCCCTGATCGTGCGCTTGCGCACGCCCAGATTCATCACAGCAAAGGACACGCCATGACAGCAAAGAAAGACAAGGACGAGGCAGTGCACACGTCTGCACCGGCCCCGCAGAGCGCCAAGCCGGCCAAGCCCGTGCACCACCAGGCCACCACGCTACCGCCCCCGGATGCGTTCCACGGCAAGGCGGGCCGCTACGTGCGCGACCCCGCCACCGGCCTGCGCGTGCTGCAGGACTGAACGCAGGCCCTATCTCTCAACCTCTGAAAGGAACCCCCATGGCAAAGTCCATGAAACAGATGCTGCTGCTGGCCATGGTCCAGACGGCGGCGGGCACTGCGGCCACGCCCACGGCGGCGGCCAATGCCATCCTGTGCCGGGCGCTGATGCCCGAGCCCATTACGGCCGAGCAGGTGGCGCGCGATCTGATCCGCCCGTACAAGGGCAACAGCGGCAAGCTCACGTCCGGCGAGCATCGCAAGCTGACGTGCGAAGTGGAAATCGCGGGCAGCGGCACCCCGGGTGTGGCGCCGGCCTATGGCGATCTGCTGCAGGCCTGCGGCTTCGCGGAGACCATCACGGCCGGCACTGACGTGCAATACACGCTGGTGAGCGGCGGTGAGCCGCTGCTGACGCTGTATGGCTATCTGGATGGCACGCTGTTCAAGATCGTGGACGCCAAGGGTACGGTCAGCTTCGAGCTGAACCCCAAGGGCATCCCCGTCATGAAATTCGAGTTCCTGGGCGCCTACTCCAAGCCGGAGGAGGGCGCCATGCCCACGGGCGTGGACTACTCGAAGTTCATGCAGCCCAAGGTCGTTGGCAAGACCAATACGCCCACGCTCACCATCTTCGGACACAGCGCCTGCACCAGCGCGTTTTCGGTCAACCTGGCCAATCAGTTGAACTGGCGCGAGCTGATCAACTGCGCAGGCGCCGCCAGCCCCGACCGCCAGCCCACGGGCTCCATCACCATGGAGTTTCCGAAAGTCACGACCAAGGACTGGACCGAGATCGTGCGCAACAGCGAGCGCGGCCCGGCCGTGATCGTCCATGGCGTGGACCCCGGCAACATCGTGGAGCTGCAGATGCCCAACATCCAGCCCGGCCCGTTCACGCTAAGCGATGACCAGGGCGTGGCAATGATGGCCTTGCCCTTCGACCTGGTGCCCATCGTCGGCGATGACGAATTGGTGCTGATCGTGCGCTGACCAGTCCCTTTTTCCCCTCACCCGAGGCCGCTCTATGCGGCCTTTTTCTTTTTCTGTCCCATCTCATCAGGAGTCAATCCATGTTCAACCTCACCCCCTCGGAAACCTTCAAGGAAACCGTCAAGATCCAGACCAAGACCGAAAGCGGCCTGTGGCGCGAAGAGTCCTTCACCGCCGTTTTCAAGCGCACGGCAGAGGAGCGCCGGCAGGAACTGCACAACAAGCCGTTCGGCGAAGTGGTGGACGAAGTCCTGGTGGGCTGGGACATGGTGGACCTGGAGCGCAAGCCCGTGGGATTCACGCCCGAGAACAAGGCCGCGTTCCTGCAGATCCCCGCCGCCGTGCGTGAAACGGCCATCACCTATCTGCGCACGAACGCTGGCGCCAAAGAAAAAAACTGATCGAGGCCGCGCGCTGGTGGGCGGGCATACGCCCGCAGGCCGTCGATCCCTTCGCGCCGCAGGAATCCATGCTGGAGGCCATGCGCGCGATGGGTGCGCCGGCGAAAGACATCGAGCGCGTGGCCGAGGCCATCGAGCAGCAGCGCGCGGCCGTGCCGACGCAGCCCGAGGAGTTCGGGGTGTACCGCGAAAACTGGGCCACGGTGCAGGCCTGGATCGCCCTGGAAACCCAATGGAACTGGTTGTCTCCACCCGTCAGCGCGTTCGCAGGCGTTGGCATGCCTGTGCGCACCGGCTTGAACTATGCCGGTGTGGCCGCCTGGCTTGAACTGTTTGTGCCCGCGCGGCAACGGCGCAGCATCATGCAAGGGCTGATGTTGATGGAGCGGGCCGGCATGGCAGCGCTCATTGAAATTCGAAAACAAGAGGAGGGCTAGCTATGTCGGCATTGGGATCGCTGGTCGTCAAGCTCGCGCTGGAATACGCGCAATTCAGCGAGGGGCTTCAGTCCTCGGAGCAGGAGGTCAAGCAGCACGCCAAGCGCGTGCAGGATGCCTATGACAACATGGCCGCCGGCGTGTCGTCCCGCATGGACAGCCTCAAGGGCGCTGTGCTGGGCGCCATCGGTGGTGCCATCAGCGTGGTCGGGATCACCTCGGCCATCGCCAAGATCAAGCAGGAGACCATCGACGCCGAAAAGGAGCAGACCCAGCTCGCGGCGGCGATCAAATCCACGGGCGGCGCCGCAGGTTGGAGCATCGAGCGGCTCAACGCGATGGCCGACAGCATGGAGAAGACCAGCACTTTCAGTGCGGGTCAGATCAACCAGGCGCAGACCCGCATGCTCAGCTATGCGGGCGTGGTGGGCGAGCAGTTTCCGCGCGCCATGCAGGCCGTGATCGACATGTCCGAGCGCATGGGCTACGAGGTCACGGCCTCGGCCGAGACCATCGGCAAGGCGCTGGACGTGCCCAGCGAAGGGCTGACGGCGCTATCAAAGCAGGGCTTTCGGTTCACGGATGCTCAGAAGGAACTGGTCAAGCAGTTCGAGCGCACGGGCCAGACGGCCAAGGCGCAGGACATCATCCTGCAGGCCCTGGAGTCCAGCTACGGCGGCGCTGCCCAGGCGGCGCGCGACACGCTGGGCGGATCGCTGACAGCTGTTGGCAACACCATCAACAGCCTCATGACGGCGGACAGCGCGAGCCTGCCAGGCCTGCGCGATAGCGTCGAAGGGCTCAACAGCACGCTCAACAGCGATGACGTGCGCAACGGCTTTCAGACGCTGATCAGCGGGCTAATCGACGTGGGCAGCTTTGCCGCCAGCAGCATGGCGGGCATCGTCAAGCTGGGCCAGGCCGTGGCCGAGCATAAGGGCGAGATTGGCGTGGTGCTGGGCATGATCGCCGGCACTGCCACGGCCGCCGGCGCCCTGCAGGTCGCCAATGCCATCGGCGCCGCTGGCGGGGTGTGGGGGGCATTGACCAAGGTTCGTGGCGCGGTGATCGCGCTGAGCCTGGCCCTCGCGGCGAACCCGGCCACCCTGGTGCTGCTGGGGATTGGCGCGGCCACGGGCGCGGCCATCGCTGCAAACATGGGCGACCCGGTAGGGGACCGGCTCAGCAAGGAAATCGAATTTCAGACCGAGCGCCTGGCGCAGGCCGAAGCCCTGCTGGCCCGCGCCGGTGGCCCCAAGGGGCAGATGACGGCGAAGCTCGAAGAGCGCATTGCCGGCATCAAGAGCCATCTTGATGTTTTGCGGACAGCTGCAGGCGCGGCAAAGCCTGCTGTTGAGGATGTGGCTACCGAAGTGGCTGGCGTGGCCGCCGCTGCGAACAGCACACAGGTTCCTTTAGGGCAGTCGGAAGACTGGATCAAGAAGTACGGAACAGCCGCGCAGAAAGCAGCGCTGGAGGTCGAGGAGTGGAAACGCAAGCTCGGCTCTGCATTCACGCCCGAGATGCAGCGCCAGGTCGAAGAGACCTATGCCAAGCAGGATGCGGGGGCCAAGGCCAGCGCGCAGTCGGCCAAGCAGCTGCAGACCAGCTATGACAACCTGCTGCAGTCCATCGCAGAGAAGACGGCAGAGCAGCGCCAGGAACTGTCCAGTGGCGAAGCTCTGGCCGAGTCCGACAAGATCCGCATCAAGTTCAATGAGGACGTGAAAGACAGCCTCAAGGGGCTGACTGCTGCCCAGCGCGCCAACGTGCTGGCCAAGATCGACACGCTGGCGGCGCTGGAGAAGGAAAACGAGGTCGCGAAGAAGGCAAAGAAGGCCGCCGAGGAAGAGCGCAAGTACCGCCAGGATTGGCTTGGCGTACAGGCCAAGACGGTTGAAGAACTGGAGGCCGGCAACAAGTCCCTGCGCGAAGAGATTGAGCTGATCGGCCTGAGCGCTGACCAGCAGCGGATCGTCCTCGAACAGCGGCAACTTGCGATCGTCCTGTCCAAGGAGCAGCAGCTTGCGGAAATGGAGCGTGTTGCTTCCCTGACCGGGACCATGACGGCCGAGCATGCGCTGCTGAAGCAGGAAATTGAGCTGCTGCGTGAACGCCTGGCGCTGACTTCGCAGAAGGCGGGCAAGGAGGCATCCTCCACGGCCGCCGCTGCTAGCGTCACCGAATGGCAAAAGGGCGTTGACCAGATCGGCCAAAGCCTCACGGACCAACTGATGGCAGGGGGGCGGTCATTCGGCGACTACCTCAAGAATCTGGCGCGGACGCTGATCCTGCGCCCGCTCATCATGCCCATCGTCCAGCCTGTGGCGGCCTACGCGGCGAACATGCTGGGCCTATCCGATGGTGGCGGAGCGAAGGGTAATGCCCTGTCCGGCGTCAAGAGCCTGGCGGATATCTGGTCGTCATTTTCGGGCGGTAGCTCTGGGTTTGTGGCATCCGGCGTGATTGGCCTGGGCAAGCTGATGGGCAGCAGCTTCCTCGGCGAGCTGGGCGCGGGCATCGCTGCCGGTGGGCAGCTCGGCATCGGCGGCGTTGCGTCGCTGTGGGGATCTGCCAGCGGGACGACGGCGGCGGGCATGGGCCTTGGGGCCGCACTGCCCTATATCGGCGCAGCGGTCGCGGTGTTCGCGTTGCTCAAAAGCGGCATCTTTGGGTCCCGTGGTCCAAACCACAGCGGCGGCGCGTATTCGACCAGGACGGAGGACTGGGACGAAGCCACCAAACAGGCACTGGGCAAGGATGCCTGGGGTAATTCTCTGGGCGACTTCACCAAGCGCGGCAACAAGGAACTGGGCGAGCAGCTGGGCACCACAGTGAAAGCCTTGGCCGAGGTCTACAAGTCCCTGTCCAAGTACGCGAGCGGCAACGTGCGCGAGGTGGACATTGCCGCAGGCTTTGCGACCAACCCGAAGTATGGCGATGAGGACGCCCACGGCTATTTCCAGATCATCGACAAGGTGACTGGCGAGGTGCTCAAGTCGTACAAAAACCGCGACCTGGGCAACGACCCGGAAAAGGCCTTTACGCAGTTCGTCGCCGACATGGGCGGCGCCCTGGTGGGTGAGCTGAAAAAGGCTGACCTTCCGGCATGGATGCGCGATGTCTTTGATGAGCTGGGCGACGACATCACGCTGGACAGCTTCAACGCGATGCTGCAAAAGGTCCAGCTCACGGCCACGGCGGTGGAGGGCTGGACAAACAACATCGTCAACTTCGGCGAGATGGGCGACAAGGCAATTGCCAAGCTCATCAAGGAGATGGGGGGCATCGAGAACGCGATAGCGGGCATCGACGCCTTCTATGCCGGCTTCTACACGGAAAGCGAACGGGTCGAGAACGCCGCGAAGGTGCTGGACAAGTCGCTGAAGGATTTGAAGCTGGAGATTGACCCGCGCCAGGGCCAGGCCGCGAAAGAGCAGTTCCGCAAGCTGATCGAAGCGGCGATGGCCGCCGGCGATGTCGAGCTGCTCGCCAAGCTGCTGCCCCTGGCCCAGATGTTTGGCGAAGTCGCTGACGCTGCAGGCCGTGTGCTGGATGGGCTCAAGGATGACCGCTCCAAGCTGGAAGCCGAGTACCTGCGGGCCACGGGCCAAACGGACAAGTACCGCGAGGCCTTGCGCAAGCTGGCGACAGAGGGCATGAGCGAGGCCGAGCGCGCCGCCTGGGACTACAACGAGGCACTGCGCGCCGAAATCGCTGCCCGCGACAAGCAGGCGGATCTTGAGCGCCGCTGGCTGGAACTGACCGGCGACACGGCCGAGCTGCGCCGGCGCGAACTGGCGGCGCTGGACCCGAGCAACCGCGCACTGCAAGAACGCATCTGGGCGCTGGAGGACGCCAAGAACGCGGAGACAAAAGCGCGCGCCAATTTTGAGGCGGCCGTCAGCCGGGAGCGTGATTACTGGAGCGCCATTGCGTCATCGTCGCAAGAGGCCATTCAGGCACTCTCGGGCTCGATTGCCTCGCTGCGCTCCAATGCGCGAGATCTGCAGGGTATGTCTGATGCGTCCGCTCAATGGGTGGCTGCGCAGGGCATGGTCTATGTGGAAAGCGCGCTTGCGGGTGTGCGCAACGGCAAGAAGCTGTCCAGCTACAACGAGTTGAGCGAAGCCATCGCGGCAGCGCGAGGGGGCATCTCTGGCGGCGTCTATGCGACGCAGTTTGAAAGGGAGCGTGACGCCCTGGTGCTGGCGGGCCAATTGGCTGACCTGGCAGACCTGGGCGATGAGCAGCTCGGGGTGGAGGAGCGGCTGTTCAAAAACTCGCAAGAGCAGATTGATCGGCTGGATAAGACGCTAGCGTATTGGCGTGATCTGCTTGAAGGCAACGAAAAGCAGATCGATGCGACGCTATCCGTGGAAGCTGCGATCAAGGGCCTTGAGGCGCGGATGTTCCCAGAAAGCCCCGCAGGCTCTGGCTCTGGCGGCAGTGGAGGCAAGGGGCCGCAGCCGAGCTGGGGCAGCGGTGGTGGAGGGTTTCAGCCTGCTGACACTGGCAAATACAAAACGCCCACTGCGATCTTGTCGGGCGGTGCCGTCATCTATGACTACGCCGATCTTGACTACGAACGCCGGCTGGATGGCCTCGCTCCAACGTTCAACAAATGGTCTGGCACAGGCGATTTTGCAGGGCTTGCAACGGACTTCCAGAAAGCAGGGGGCACGGCTCAGGACCTGGCTTACCTCTACGGCTTTTCAGTCAATGACGTGAATGCGGCGCTCGACCGGGCCGGCATCCCGCGTTTCGACGTGGGTACGAACTACGTCCCCGGCGACATGTTGGCCCAGATCCACGAAGGCGAAGCCATCGTGCCAAAAGCCTTCAATCCCTGGGCTGGCGGCTTTCAGCGCCCGCGTGGAGGAGAGGGGGCGGGCCGTTCGGTGGCTTTGCTTGAGCGTCTGCTCTTGGTCGTTGATCGCTTGACCTCGCATGTCTCGGAAATCTCTGTGAGTGTGTCCGCCATGCAGGGGCTAACCGACGACGTAACCGAAGGTGGTAACGCCACGCGGACGGAAATCATGAATGTGTCGGCCCTGGCGCAAGCAATAGCAAAGGAGATCGCATGAACGTATCCGCTCGCGTCATGGTGCCGGTGAAAATCACCGATGCCATGGTCGCCGCAGGCACGACAGTGCCCGAGCCCAACACGGCAAATGGCGAGGTTGCATGGGTCGCCAGTGGCAGCTATGCCATTGATGATCTGCGCACCTCAAATGGATCTGTCTACTCATGCTCCCGGGCGCACTCAGGCCGCACGGCGCGTCCTGAGGCTGATCCTGGCTATTGGCTCCGCAAGGGGCCAACTGACCGGATGGCCCCTTTCGATGATTACTCGGCGACGAAATCCCGGGGCAAGGGCTCCATCTCGTTCGTGCTGACTCCAGGCTTTATTAACGGCGTCAGCGTCTATGGACCTGAGGGGGCGACCTATTCACTTGTCGTCCGTGATGCCCCTGGGGGAGATGTTATCCGGGAGCAGCACGGCGATCTTTACGCCCAAGCCGCAGGGCTCTGGGAGTTGCTTTTTACGCCGCTGCCAGCGCTGGAAAAAATCAGCATGGATGAAATTCCGATAGCGCCAAATGCCGAGGTGTCCGTGACGATCCGGGCGCCGGGGAATGGCGCCGTCGCTGTGGGTGATATCAAGGTAGGGGACTGGCGGCAACTCATCGGTGAAGCCAACTTTGGCGGAGCCGAGTACGGGGCAGAGGCACAGAGGAAGTCCTACACCTATCGCCAAGTCAATGACGACGGGACCTTTAGACAGATCCCCCGCGGCAACGTCCGCGACGTTACCTGCAGGGTGGTAATCAACGCCGAACAGGCCATGTATGCGGACGCCATCCTTGGCGAAATCATCGATACCGTGGTGCCGTTTGAAGCATCAGGTCTGCCGCGCTATGGCTATCTCAACACCCGTGGTTTTGTGACCGGATCTATCCGGGCTGACAACTGGGGTGAGACATCTCTCAATCTCATTGTGAAAGGTGCCATCTAATGGCAATACAACCAGCAGCCACGCTCTCCCCGGTGCCGGAATTCCCGGCGCTGTCGGATCGAGCGGCAGGCACCTACAACAGCAAGGCCTATGCATTCGGCACGCACATGGGCGGGCCAGGGCCATTTGTGCCGGAAATCAACGCGCTCTCTGCCAATGTCCAGCACAACGCGCAGGAAGCGGTCGCTGCGGCAGGTTTTTCGATTGGCGCGCAAGATGCTGCCGAAGCTGCGCGCGATGCTGCTGCAGATAGCGCTGGCGCGGCCGATGGTTTCTCGCGCAATGCGGCAGCATCTGCAAACGCATCAGCCGAATCGGCGGGCGCTGCCGCAGATAGCGATATCGCTGCTGCAGCGCAGGCCCGGTTGGCGGACGATGCTCGCGCAGCAGCACAGGGGGCGCGCGACACAACTGCAGGCCTGCTGAGCGACACGCTCGATGCGCGCAACGATGCGCTTGCCTACCGCGATCAGGCGGAGGTGTTTGCAACTCGGCAGCTCAAGGGCAGCAGCACGACGAGCGTCACCCCTGGCGCCGGCGCAAAGAGCTTTGTGATCGAGGCCTCGCGCTCGTTTGTGGCGGGCATGTACCTGGTGGCCACGTCCGCAAGCGACCCTGGTACACGTATGAGCGGCTACGTCCAGACCTACAACCCGGGCACCGGCTCTCTGGTCATTGGAGTTGACACGTTCGCCGGGACCGCCGCAAAAGCGGACTGGGTAATAGGGGTGGCTGCGCCAGGTGCTTCAGCCTGGATGACAACGCAAGTCATCACTGCATCTGCGGTCGCTGTGCCTGGGGTGTTCTACGTTCTGGCGGCTGCCGGAATCACGCTGACGGTGCCAATCAATTTCGCTGCAGGCCAGGCCTTTGGTTTTGGGATGTCGCGCGGCATCTGGGCCGCAAACATCGACTGGCAGTCAAACAAGCTCAAGGGCCGCAGTCCTGGCGTGATGCAACTGCTGTCCCAAAACGATTCGGCGGTGTGTCGCTGGGTCAATGCAACTGATGGATTTATGGAGGCAGCATGAGCTTTTATTCGGATTACTTTGGCGGTGGCGGCGGGGGGAAACTGCGCTACCAGGAGTTCTTGGCGTCTGGGACGTTTACCCCTCCTGCAGCACTTTTGGCGAGTGGCGGGCAGGGCTGGGTCTTGCTGGTCGGTGGTGGTGGCGGCGGCGGTTGCTCGCGGGGCGGCGGCGGCGGTGGAGGTGCCGTTCTGACATTGCCGATGACGTTTACCGGGCCTGTTGCGGTCACTATCGGTGCGGGTGGTGCTGGCGGGACTGCATCGGGGGTTGGCAACGGCACTGCGGGTGGAGCCACGGCGGTTGGATCTGCGTCTGTGCCCGGTGGCGGGTATGGCTCTGGCGGTTTGTCTGGATACCAGCGGGGTGGCAACGGGGGGACAGGCGGCGGTGGCAGCGGGGCAAATACGGGAGGCGGTGGTGGTGGAGCCGGTGGCCCCGGCAACAATAGTGTCAATGGAGGAACCAGCTCGGCACGTGGCGGTGAGGGCATCTGGGGCGGTGGTGGGGGCGCCGGGGGCTCTGGCAGTGGAGGCGTTGGTGGTTTGGGCATCAACGGCTATGGCGGGGGGGGAGGAGGAGGTGGGGATTCAGCCACCAACGGTCCCGGACTGGGTATGTCTGGCGGCGGTAGTGGCGGCGTGGAAGGCAACCCTGGCGCGCCTGGTAGCGCTGGTGCGGCAAATCGTGGTGGCGGCGGCGGTGGTGGCGCTTTCAACGCTGTCGGCGGTGCTGGTGGCTCTGGCTTTGTAAGGATCTGGTGGTACGAATGATCAAAAACTACGCACTCATCAAAAGCGGCTGTGTTGAGCAAGTCATCGTTGCTGACGCAGATTTTGCGGACGCGGTCCGCGCGCAGTGGGAACGCGTAGAGCCGGCGCCTGAAGGGGTCGGCATTGGCTGGTCATGGGATGGCCAGGCATTCGCCGCGCCCGCTGTGCCCGAACCTGGGCCGCAGCCTACCCCCGTGCGTCACATCAGCGTGGGAGCATTTTTTGACAGGTTCGGCCCTGGTAAATGGCAGATCCTGGCCGATGAGACTGCGCAGTGCAAAGCGGTGATCCAAGACGCGAGCGTGCGCAAATACATCGACTTGGACAACCCGGATTTGCCGGCAGGGCTGGCGATACTGCAGGCTGCAGGGCACGCAATTGATCCGGCTGCGATCCTTGATGTGCCGATCCAGCTGCATGAGTTGCCCTGACAGATGACACCCCACAACAAACCGCCTTCGGGCGGTTTTTTCTTGTCCGAAGGATCTTGATGCCCGAACCCACAACCACCGCCGCCGGCGTGGCCACGTTCGCCGGCGCCGCAGTCTCGACGTCTGCACTCACCGCGTTCGGTGTGCCTTTGGGCTTGCATGTCGATCTGCTGCTGGCCGGCTTCTTTGGCGCCCTGGTGAGCATCATCTTGCTCAACACCGTGCCGGGCACTGCGGACACCTGGCGCGAGCTGCTGCGCACTTCCGTGCGGCGCCTGGCCGTGGCCTGGGCCTCCTCGATCACTGCCGGCTACCTCACGCCACTGGCTCTGCTCATCGCCAACGTGCCCGCCTCGCTGATGCTGTCCATGGCCTTCCTGGTCGGCGCCGGCGCACAGCGCGTGCTGCTCGCCCTCATGCGCAAGTATTGGCCGCAGGCCGGGGAGAGCTGACATGCGACACCTTGGCTTTTTCCTGCTCTGGATCTTCGGCCTGGTCGTCCTGGCCGAAGCCCTCAACAAGCTGGAGCGCACCCGGCCGTGCCTGCCGGGGCTCACCGGCAATCAGCGCCTGCTTGCATGGCTCAAGGCCCTGGCCTGGTGCCTGCTCGCGGCCGCCGGCGCCGGCGCGCTCGTCGCGCCCATCTTCGATTTCCCAGCACCCACGGCCCGCGAACTGTGCATGTTCGCGGGCTTTGTCGTGCTCATCGTTCGTACCCGATTCAAAGAGGGATAGACATCATGCAACTGACCCCCCATTTCACGCTGGCGGAAATGACCGCCAGCACTACCGCGCAGCGCCAGGGCCTGGACAACACTCCAACGCCCGAGGCCCTGCAGCGCCTGGCACTTACGGCCGCGATGCTGGAGCGCGTGCGCGCGCACCTGGGCGTGCCCATCGTCGTGACCAGTGGCTACCGCTCGCGCGCTGTCAATGCTGCCGTGGGCGGCGTCACCAGCAGCGACCACGCCATCGGCGCGGCCGCCGACATCGTGGCGCCCAAATTCGGCGCGCCATACGCCGTGGCCAAGGCCTTGGCGCCCCACGTCAACGCGTTGGGCATCGGGCAAATCATCTATGAGAGCGTGGGCGGCAAGCACTGGGTGCACCTGTCCACACGCACGCCGGACAAACCCGTCAACCGCGTGATCACCGTCAGCGGCAAAAGCACGTTGGTGGGCATACAGGAGGTGTAGATGCTGGCCCTCCTCAAATCCCGCGCCTGGCAGCTCCTGACCCTTGTGCTGGCCGCGCTGCTGCTGTGGCAGAGCGTAGGCCATCTGCTCGCTTTGCGCGCGGCCGACAAGGCCCGCGCCGACCTGGCGACCGAGCGCGCGGCCGCAGCTGCAGCGGCCGCCGAAACATCCGAGCGATATCGAAAACTGGAAGGCACCTACCGTGAAGACCTCGACAACATTGCCCGCGAATCTGGCCAGGCACAAGCCCGCGCTGCTGCTGACGCTGACGCTGCCCGCGCTGCTGCTGGCCGGCTGCGCGGCGACCTCGCCGACTACATCAACGCCCACCGTGCGGCCGCCCAGGCTCGCGCCACTGCCGGACAGTGCGCGCCAGACACCGATGCCCTCGATCTGCTCGCCGAGCTGCAGCGCCGCGCTGACGAACGAGCGGGAGAGTTGGCGCGCATTGCTGACGATGCCCGGGGGCGGGGCAATGCCTGCGAACGGGCCTACGACGCCAGCGCCGCGATGATCCATGCGGCGCCGTAAAGGAGTGCTTGTTGTAGTACGGAATCCGTACTACACTATGCCCCAGGGCGACACGTCGAGCGCCACAACCAAAAGGGGTGCAGCATGATTTACGTTGCGGCTTTCAAGACCTCCAAAGTCACTGGTTCGGGCCGTGCCGTCTACTCCGTAGACTTCGATGACTACAGCCGCGAACCGGCTCGGGGCTACTACCCTGTGGCCGAGCTGAAAGAGTTCTGCGCCGGCGATGACGGGTGGGCCAATGTCCTGGACGAGAATCACGACATCGTCATCCTGAACGCTGATGGGCAGATCGACATCGACCGCGAGATTTACCAGCAACGCACGGCTGCCGCAATCGCTGCGCGCAAGGAAGATGATGAAGATGACGTCTACAAGTACGACTGACATGCAGATCATCAAACTCCCCGAAATCTCCACGCCCGGCTTACTCAAGCTCATGCGCGATGTCGCGGCAGAACTTGAGATGCGCCTTTCTCAACCGCAAACGCGGCTGGAACACCCCATTCAGCAGGTTGTCACTGTGAGAGTCCCTCCGGCACATGAACAAGACTTCTGTCTGGTCGTTGCAGAGAAGCTCAAGTCTGGCGATTACATCAGGGCTTCCGAACGCAATCGTGTTGCTGAAATAGCCGAATCTTTCCATGACTGGGTCGTGCAGCAAGGGCTCCCAACAACACACAATGCGGGCGACTGGAAGCGTCGCGGCGTATTCATGTCAGCCCCAAGAGCAAAACCACGATGAACGCTACTGACCTTCGAGCCTGGCAGGTCCGCCACGGCTACACCTACAACACTGCGGCCGAGGCGCTCGGGATGGGCCGCACCACTTTCGCCGAGTACCTCAGGCGAGAGGGGGCGCTGCCGCGCTGGCTCGCGTTGGCCTGTGCTGCCATTGACGCCGGGCTGCAGCCGCTCGGTGAGAAATAATTGTTGACTGAGTACGGAATCCGTACTACATTTATACCCATGGCAGCACAACGCTGACAACACCCTCCGGCGGTGAGTAGCCGGGAAACACTCTCTAGGAGCAGCTCATGGAAAAGCAACAAGCCCCAATGCAGGCCCACAAGCATGTCGCTTGGATCAGCAAAGAAACCGGTGTGGCTTTCTTCAATCCTGCAAACATCTGGAAGACCGAAGTTCCTGGCGAGGAACGGAGCGGCCACATCGTCGTGGCTGTTGGCTCTATCGAGCAGATGCAGGCAGTCGTGAGCAGCATCAATGCGACCATGCCCCCGGTCGGAAATCTGTTCGACGATCTGGCTTAATCAGCCGATGACTCAATTCGGCAAGAAAACCCATCGCGCCCGCGTGCTGCTCCTGCAGGCCGGGCAGGACTATCCTCTGGCCTGGTCGCAGGCCGATGCCTTTCGGGCTGACCGTGGCCAGCCCGGTTTCGATTGGCCGGACTGGTGCTTCCTCCCGATGGGCGGGGCCTATGCCATCGTCTCGGGCGGCGGCGCCAACCGCCTGGGCCTGGATCGCATTGGCGACGTGGCGCGCATGTCGGCCCTCATCGCCTGGCGCATGACCCAGGGCATCTATCGCTTTGATCCTGCGGTCTATGCGGCGGTGATTGATACGCCAGTTTCCGGCGACCTGCCGGCCCGCGTGCTCATGCAGTTGCCAGAGTGGTGCGTCTATGTCGAGACGCCCGGATTTGAGCTGTCCATTGGCCAGCTGCACGGCTTTTTTGCCCATCTTGAGCACGATGCAAACAATGGCCGCTCTGAGCTGCGCCTGCTGTTGGATCTGACAGACCGCCTGGTGCCCGTTCCGCTGCACTTGGGCGACTGGCCGCTGGCCGAAAGCGTGGCGAAGGCGTCCGATGTGGCTGGCGTCCATGCGGTGGCGCTTGGCGTGCCGTTTGCAGCCGGCGACTCCAGGCGCGAGCACATCAGCTGGGCCGAGCCCCTTGTTTCGCTGCTGCTGTACCTGTGCAGCGCAGCGGATTTCAGCCGTCGCGGCCAGCCCGGCCAGCCCGCAAACCCGCAGCCCACGCGCACCAGGCGCGACGGCTGGAAGTTGTTTGCAGCGCAGGGGCCTGCGGAGTGGGACGTGGGCGTGCGGATGGGATCGGCCCTGCGCGCGGCTTACCAGGCTGCAGAGACGGCGCCCGCCGGCGGCGAGGGGGCCAGTCCTCGCGGCCACATCCGGCGCGCCCATTGGCACGGCTACTGGAGCGGTCCGCTCAAGGATGGCCAGGGCGATCCCGTGCCCAGCGACAAGCGCAAGTTTGATCTGCGCTGGCAGCCTCCGGTCGCTGTCAATTTGGGCACTGTGGAAGGCATGCCCTCGGTGATCCGGCCCGTGAAGTAGACAGGTGGCTCAGTCTTCTGGGCACCGTTCCATCGCCCAGTCCAATGCCGCTTCGGCATCGGCGTGGGGTCCATCAAACGCCTTGATGCCGCGCGCATCGTCCCAGGCGCCCCCGTCCCAGTGTCTCGCAGCAGGGAAGGGCAGACGGCCGTATTCCACGACACAGGCGTACCAGCCTGGCGACGTGGGCGTGCCGCACCAGGTCATTCCATCAGCCATGGCGCGCTGGCAGGATCTGGACGGGGCCGAGACCGCTGTGCACTACCTGGCCGCCTGGGCCGTGCACCACGAACCAGTCAGGTGCCTGTTGCTCGATGCGGTAGTCCTCCGGCCGGCCTGGCAGCAGTTCCTCCTCTGGCTGCCCGAACCACGGATGCATGCACAGCAGTGTCAATTGCTCAGACATGGATCTCTCCAGCTGGTTGGCCATCGGGGACGACCCACCAGGATTGACGAACAAACTGATGGTCTACGCGCCAATCCTGCCCATTGAGTCTCAGGCCGCCCCGGATGAACTGCAGGTTGCAGTGATCAAGGGGAGGAATCAGCTCGTTAAGCCTGTGGGCATCCGGCGCGGGGAGTAGGTAGGCGCAGTCAAAGGGTTGGCCAGTCTCTGGACGTTTTGACTGCTTGCACAGCCAGCCATGCACCCCCGTAGCGCGAGCTTGCTCGGGGGTGAGGCGTCGGCCCTCTAAGTACAGGCGATAGACAGTGCACCACATACTGATAATTTATACAGTATTTTGATGCCCGGCAAAAGTTGGTGCCTACTAAGTTTCTAGGTCGGAGCTTTGTTCGCCGGCAATCCAGTTGCCCTGCCTGTCCACCGTCAGTAAACGGGCCACGCCTCCGCGTGCGATCAGCACCAGGTCAATCTTGTAGTCGCGCTCCGAGGCATCGGGATCTGGATTGACGCCTCGGGCGTACACCACGATACGCTCAAAAGTGTCCGCAACGAGCTGGCGGGCCTGCAGCCTGGGCTCGATCTCTTGTGCCTCCACGCCGTCGGCCAGTGCGCGCCAAGCGGCATCGGCGCCAGCGATGTCTGTGCGTGCCGCTCCGGCCAGGTCCAGTTCGGCCGCCTGCAGTCTGGCTTGAGCAGCGACTAGATCGACCTCCAGCTGGCGAGCGCGCCGTGCGAACACTGCCGGCGTGCCTTCGTCTGCGCTGGCCAGCATCGCGTCCGTGAGCTTGTCGAGCTGGGCGCTGATCTGGTCCACCTCCTGGCGGGCTGCCACCACCTGGGCGCGCGGTATCTGGCTGCGGTCCGCTCCATACAGCGCCTGCAGGTTCACGATGTCGCTGCAGTAAGACATGATGGCGCGCTCAACTGGTGCCACGCTTGTGCTCCCGAACACAGCGCACCCACCGCCATAGGCCGCTGCCGAGGCGCAGAGCAGGCGCCGGTATCCATCCCGTATGCGCCCATCGGGGAGGCGCTTCTTTGTGGCAAGGTGCTGCCCCGACATGGGCCGGCCGCAGTAGCCGCACACGGTAATGCCGAGGCCGGTAATGATGTGGGGCAGATCGCCCTTGACCCGCCGGCGGCCACTTTGCGCGGCTACCCGCTGCAGCTCAGTCCACTCATCTGCACTCAGGACGGCGGGATAGTAGTCCTTGAGCTGGTATTCCTCGCCATCAAGACTCACGGGCTTGATGCCCACGAGCTGGGGCATCTTGATGACGCGGTAGACCTGGGTTGTGACGTTGACCCGTGTTGTCGAATACAGCCGCAATCCCTCTGCATCGAGCCGCTGCACGATGCCTTTGCCCCCGTGCCCTTGCACGTATAGCTCGACGGCCCTGCGCACGGCCGCTGCACGCTCGGGGTCGATCTCCCATCCCGCTTCCGTCTCCTTGATCCATTCGGGGTCATGTCCCTGGCGCACACGTCCCCGGTACGTGCCGTTCTGCCATCCCTCGCACAGGCGCCTGATGCTGGCCTTGACCCGCTTGCTCTTGGTGTCGCTTTCTTCGTGCGCGCGGATCATCACCAGCAGGCTGTAGACAAGATCCATGGGGTTTTCTTTGAGCCGGGCGCGGCTGTAGGCCTTTCCGTCGCTCGCCGTGACCACGGTGATGCCCGCATTTACAATCTGGGCCAGTTGCGCCTGGGCCTGGATTGGTTCGGCGCGAGAGAGGCGGTCCAGCCCCTCCACGATCAGCACAGATCCATGCGGTACACGCCCGTCCTCCACGGCCCGCAGGAACACCCCGAGCGCACCACTTTTGATGTGCTGCTGGTGGTAGGCACTCAGGCCCTCGTCGCGCAGGGTCAGGCTGCTGTCGAGCTGCAGGCCGTGCTCAGAGGCCCATTTTTCCGCGTATGCCAGTTGTCTGTCTGTACTGCTGCCCGTCGATTGCTTCGGGTCGGAGAACCGCAGGTAGCTATAGACAAGACCTTTAAGAGAAGTTTTTCCCATGAATGAACCCGCTGTGAAAGTGGACCGCCTGCCGCGTATAGGTATGGTATCGCTTGGGTGCCCCAAGGCACTCACGGACTCCGAACTCATCCTTACCCAGCTCAGCGCCGAGGGCTACCAGACCTCCAAGACCTTCGAGGGCGCTGACCTGGTGATCGTCAACA